GAAGTAATACTTACTCCACCACCCACCATAGGAGTATCTAAAATAGCAGTAGCAGCAGCACCAACGTGTTTTGGAGTAGAGAATGTAACTGTAGGTGCTACAACATATCCAGAACCAGATCCACTTACAGTTACAAGTCCAACACCACCCGTTGTTCCAATACCAGCAACTGCTATTGCCCCACTACCTTTTCCTCCAGTAATAGTAACATTAGGAGCAACTGTATATCCTGCACCAGAATTTATCAAATTGACTGCTTGAACTGATTTTTGATTGGAATTTATATTTAAATTACAATACTGTATTCCACCAATCATACTACAAGTAGGTATACCAGTAATCCCTCCTGAAGGAGCTGAAGATACGCCTACAGTAGGAGTACTAGTATATCCTCCTCCACGATTTGTTAAATAAATTGATCTAATATATCCATCAACAATACCTGTTAGAGCAGTTGCTGTTACTCCTGTTCCAACAAGAGTAAGTGTTTGAGTAGAACCTAAAATGGTTGAAATACTATCATCTACACCGGCAGTTCCATCAGCATTATCTCCTGTCAACTCATCATCAATTTCTGCTACTCCTGTATCAATAACTTCATCCTCATAACGGAAGAGTTCACATCTTAGAGTATAAGTATAGTTTTTTTGAAGTTGATAAAATGGTTTTTCGTGCTCTACATATTTAATTTCAAATAAACGATCTCCTAATGGGAAATATACTATATCTCCTTCTTTAGGACGACTAGTAAGTTTTACATTAGACTCATTTTCCATCAAAGGTTGAATATATGTTTCCCACCTTTCTCTTGAAACTACCAATGTTATTTCATTCTGTGCTTCAATACCAAACTTCGACAAAAGAACGGGGTTTTCTGCATACCCGTCATAATTATCAATATATGCCTCTAATGGATATGCATCATCAAATTTTGATTCAATCACTTCCCTTATGACTGTGTTTTCAGTCATATATTTTCTAGGTAAATAATAAATCTCAACACCATACATCCTCAACTGTTCGTTGATTAAATCTTGAACTAAGTTCTGCTCAGACCGCGCCCCTTGTTGAAAATATGGATTAAGCATTTAATTAACCTATCATATCCAGAGGAGGTAACTCATAAGTATTGGACATCCTTTCTCTAATACCATCTAATTCTTTTTGAGCATCATCATAAATCTGTCTTCCATTTAATTCAACACCACCTGGTAGTTTTACTCCCTGGAATTTTAATAGGTTTTGTCCCCATTGCCTCTTAATTAAAGCAGTCGCATATGGCTTTAAGAATGAATCGTTCCAAACTCTAGTAAAATCATTTGGATTTAGAGCTCTAAAGCAATCCATAATTATCCAATCTCCCACAGAAAGACTTTCCCAATCAATATCAAGATATAATCTATCCATTCTTTGATTAAATCTTATTTGCTTCTCTGTAGTTAATAGGAAATCAATATCTTCTAGATATGTCTTAAGCATTGAATATGATAGAAGTTCAGTATTTCCCCAATAATACATATCATTTAAAAATAACTGATACTTAACATTAAACATCCCACTTGACATAGAATGTGACCCATCAAAATGGAATATTTTAGTTACTCCAATAATAGCGGGTGGAACTTGTAAATAATTACTATTTTCTTCCCACTTAAAGGATGTTGATACCCCAGCAATTGTAGCATCGGCAGTTGTTGTAACTATTCCTACTTGACTTTTATGCGGTGCTCTTCCCCTATCAATATCTTCTTGTGTTATTTGATACTTAAGGTACATTTGAGAGACACCATCAAAATGCCTCTCTTGAAAATACTGAATAGCATCGTCAATTAAATCAGATATCTGCTCCTCTGCAACATTAACCTCTAGAACTGGAGCTCCCAGCTGTCGCTTACAGTAATCAATAAATTCTTGTCTACTTGCTGGTTGTGCCATTTATACTATTACCCCTTGTAATATTTAGGAAGGTGGAGATGATATTTGTTCATACACTAAAACATTACCATTTACCAAATTATATGTTGTAGTTCCAGAACTTACTAAAATATTATACATATATCTTCCTTCAGAAAGATAATAACTGGTTGTTGCAGCAGCAGTCAAAGAACTTATAAATTTACCATCGTATGCGCTGGTAAATCCAATATTAAATGTGGCATCTGCTACTGTAGTTGCACCAGCACCAATACTTTTTACCATTTGAGAAGAAGCAGTCCATCCAGTAAAATTAAATGCTGCTCCTGAAGTATCAACTACCTCAAAATGAGCATTAAAATTAGCCCCTCCATAAATGGTTAGATTTGCACCATATGGAACTCCAGAATCTGGATCGAATGTTATTTTTTTAGTTGCCATTGACTAACTCTTTAAGTAAGGATTTGATTTCATTAATTTCGCTTCTCAAATCATTTAAATCTTCCTCAATAGTCTCTACCACTTTATTTTTTTGATTTTTTGCTCTACGCATGGCAATATATCTATCATAATCTAAACTATTTACATTAACTATTGAATTGGTATCAGGATCTCTTGCGAGATCCTTATTACCCTTTACGTCATAATTATCCATATTAAGCTAATGCAATAACTCTCAAATCTTTCATTTGAGGAACATAAACTTGGTTAGTAGAAGTAAGTACAATCTTAATCTGATAAGATCTAAAAGAAGGTAGATTATCAGCAGTAAATGTATACTCTTTAAAGTCTACACTTTCCGCAGTAAATCCTAATTCATTAGATTTAGAAATAAATGAATCAGATTCACCATTACTATCTTCTTTAGAGATTACTTGTCCTCTACCATTAAGATTACTATATCCTGGGAAAGGAGTAAAGATTGGCTCAAACCCAGATACATCCCCTATCGCATAAAATGCCCTAATATCACAATTAACATTAATGTGAGCATCTACAAATATTTTAAGAGAAGTAGCAGATTGTTGCAATTTAATCTGCTTAGATAGGTATTTAAATGCTGTTGGATCAGTATCAATACCATTTACTCTACTATCAGTTGCATAATCTTCAATTACATCATTAACCCTATTTGTTGTAAGAATAGCACTTACTCTTTCTCCGTCAATTACTGGACTTACCCTATTGTCAGTAGATCCAAGGGTTAATCTCATATTCATTGATTTATTTCCCTCAAATTCATTCATATTAACATCTTCATTAACTTTAGATGCTATCATTCTGGGAGTATCAAAATAATGTGTTGCATTTATATCAAAGGGTTCAAAACCTGCATCAACAAATGGAATTTCATTTCCACTAATACTACTATTAGTAACAGTTCTTATTTCTCCAGTAATACTAGTACCCTTGGTCGTTACATTTTGAATAATAGGAGTAAAAACTTCAAAAGGCATATTCTGAGTTGCTTTTGCTCTATATCCACCAGTAGATTTGGTTTCATTCAAATACAACGCTGGGAATCCAGTATTATCACTCCTATCATCATTATCAACATTAAATTTCTCAGACATATCTAATTTGATATGATAAGAGTCAAGAGTAATTGGATCAGAAACTGTAGCATCTGATAATGTGTGGATTTTATTAATCCTCTTCAAATTAACCCCATTGAGTTCATATTTATAAACAGGAGTCCCTACAGGATAATCATATTTATCAGATCCTCTAGTAATTCCACCAATAGTATTACCAGATACATTCGTATATTCAATAATTTCATCATGAATACGAAGGAATCCAGTATTAGTAGTTCCAACACCAACATTCTCAAAAGTTGAGAATATAGATGCATCACCAACAGGTATTCCACCAACAGATCCAACTGGATAAGCAGAACTGAGTACTGTTGGTTTAATGTCTGATCGAACATCCATTATTTCAACAACATTCTTATCAGAATACATTCCATGGTTCTTATGGTGAACTTTAATATGTCTACCATCAGAATTCACTTCAATTGAAGATACTTGAACATCTCCACCATTACTATAATTAAATTCCGTTGTAATTCCACTAGAATTAATATACATTACAGTATTTGCAGATCCAACTACAAAATTGCCTTGTACATTATCCAGAATCAATTCACTAGTATTTCCAATACCA